TTTTCGTTTTTAGATTCGTTTGCAAAAAAAGAAATTTACCCTACTAATTATTTCAGGGCGTCTCGTACGTATAATTTAAACCTCTTATTAATATAAATGTCTTCTGGTATTGTTCAACTCATAGCTATTGGTGCTCAAGACGAACACATTATGGGTAACCCGGAAATATCATTCTTTAACTCAACTTTTAAAAGACACTCTAATTTTTCACAATCCGTCGAAAAGCAAACGATACAGGGAGCTGTGAAAAATAATTCAATGTCATCCGTAAAGTTCCCACGATCGGGTGATTTACTCGGGTACACGTATTTCACACTTGATAATAATACAAAATCGCTCGATTACCAAGATTGGTCACAACTTATAGATCATGTCGAACTACTTATCGGTGGTCAAGTCATTGATACACAAGACGCTATTTTTACAGAAAAAATTGCAATCGATACGTTCGCGACAAACGTTTCTAAGAGTTCTAACGGTACACACCCGGGGGTAAGTGCACGTTCATACTTCTACCCTCTACGATTTTTCTTTTGTGAAGGTCCTCAGTGTGCTTTACCTATAGTCGCTTTACAGTATCATGAAGTTGAAATACGTATTCACTGGGGATCACAAGTCGATGGGTATAACGTCGATTGTTATTCCAATTACTATTTCCTCGATAACGAGGAACGTGGAAACATTGTTTCGCGTAACCATAATCTTCTCATTACACAAGTCCAAAAGAGTATACCGTCTCATAGTCTTACACAGGAACTTGTTTTCAATCACCCCGTCAAGTATATAGCATCTTCAGATACGACCGTCGAAGGTGCTCTAACATCCCCAAGTAATAAAGTTAAAATCGAAATTAACGGTCTCGATTTAAGTAACTTTAGGTTCGGGAAACCACATTTCATGGAAATTCCAAACTATTACCATACCCAATTTGTCACGTCCCCCGATTTCTTTTTATACTGTTTTTGCCTATCAACGAGTTCGCTCCAGCCGACAGGAACGCTCAACTTTAGTCGATTAGACTCAGCAAAGATACATAGTGAATCCGTAAACATAACCGATCCTATATATGCCGTAAACTATAATATTCTCAGGATCGAAAATGGTATGGCCGGTTTATCTTATGCAAATTAAAATACATACTTATATTAATATGGTTAAAAACATACCTACCATCGAGCGGTCTACCAAAATCCGGTTTGGTAAACACGTTTCAGATAGTCAAGCTGAAAATACCATAGTTTTCAATGCTTCGAATACTGCAATTAATGCGACGAATTCTGGGTCTATGTATATGGCACCTTTAAGGGTCGCGGAAATAGCAACTTCTAACCTTTTAAGTTACTCACCGTCCACAAAAGAAGTTGTTGATTCGAGTGTTCCTACAACACTTTTAGGCGGTGTTACTTTACAATCTGCTACCGAAAATGGTAATACAACAGACAAATTTATAGGTATTCAGAATACAGCTCCTACGCATGCTATTTCGGTAGCCGATAAGGTTTTTATACACAATGTAAATAGCCTTGACCGAATTACTGTTGTAGGTAATGTTAGAGCCTCGAAATATTCAACTACAACCAATGCAGTGTTAATACAAGATAATGATACAAACAAAATCCAGGTTTCGGGAAGAATACATAGTAGTGAATTAACGACGAGTAAAATAGGTTTAGCAAACACCGCACCCGGTCATGTTATAAGTATTGGTAATGAAGGTCAAGTTCGAATGAATGTACCAACACAATCAATATATGCATTAGATACCGTCGGTAACGTAAACGCGCAAAACTATCGGGGTGATTCGTATTACCTTTCGAACCTTACGATTGAAAATATAGTAAATCAAGGTAACATGACCGCAAACACTGTTCAGTTTACGAACGCACTTACGAGTATTTATACAACCAGTAACGTTGATGTTGGTGGTAATATATTTGTAAGAGACAATACCAATAGTGCAATATACGGTACAATTGCAGGGGCTAATACAATAGCGGGTAGTACTATAACCGCGAGTACACAATTTGATGGTCCGGGTGCGGGGTTAACGGATATTCCAACAAATCAATTTGCGACTGGAGCAATTCCCTTTTCTAGTGGTGGTACGGGTCAGTCTAGCTATGCAACGGGTACAATACTTTACGGTAAAACGTCGGGTGATTCACTCGGACAACTCAATCCCGCGGGTTCTAATGCAGATCTTGGTAAGTTTCTTAAACTTGGGAGTAGTGATATACCCGTATGGGCAGAGGTTCCCTTAACTCTTGATGCAGTTCTCGGGGATACAACCGCAGAATCCGATGGGTCTATGAGTTTAACAGGTTCTGGTACAACAATCACGACCGCCGGTAAAATAAAAGCCGCCACGTTCGAAGGGAGTGGTTCGGATCTTAACAGTATTAACGCGGCTAATGTAGTACAAGCTGGAAGTAGTACGTTAGCAACATCTGTTTTACCTACCGTACCAGCAACTAAAGGTGGTACGGGTCAAATAGCATACACACAAGGTGATATTTTATATTCAGATTCACCTAATTCGTTAGCAAAACTCGCTATAGGGTCAAGTTCAGGATATAAGGTTTTACAAGTAAAATCTGATGGAACTATACCCGAATGGACACAAACAATAACAAACGCTACACTCAATAATACATCATTAACCGGTGATATAACTACACAGTTAGGAAATAACAAAATTACGTTTACGGATGGGAACGGAAAATTATCATCGAACCACAAACTGACATTCGACGGAAACGATCTCTTTACAATAGGTTCAAATGTTGACATTACAGGTAATTTACACGTTGTAGGAAACCTCACTGCTCGTCATGAAAATAGTCTAACGATTAACGATCCAATTATAGAGGTCGGTAACAATAACTCGAGTGATACCATTGATTTGGGTATGATCATGACCATGGGTACTTCAAATGTTGTTCATGGTTTTAGAGGTAATGAGAAGGAATATACGATCGCATACACACACAGTGATCCAGTTGGTCCAAATATCGAACCAACGTTGGCGAGTGGTATAGTTGACCACCCGTATATTACCGCAAATATTTGGGGTAACGTTTTATCCGGTAACGTCACGACAACAGGTAAAATGACCGCGGGTACTTTACATGGTGATGGTTCGAATATAACTCACTTAAATTTAGGTGACGTTAATAATTATGGTCAAGTTGCTACTGCTCGAGGTGGTACAAATATTGGTACGTATACGGCAGGTGATTTACTCTATGCGAGCGATGATTCGCCACCAGTATTAACAAAATTAGGTGTAAGTGATGGTAAGTTTCTTAAAAGTACGGCTTCAGCAGTTGTATGGGCGGACGTTTCTTCGACTCTAGATGACGTGGCAAGTAATGGACCCGCGGGTGCGAATGTCACATCAAACACAATCCAGTTCACAAATACAGGTGTCAGTTTAACAGCATCAGGTGATATTACAATCGCGGCTACGAAAAAAATCGATTTCGCAACCGATATTATATTTGAATCGACCGCAGGTACATCTACCAATAAAAGCCCACTAAAAATAATTAACGCTATTGAGGTCGATCCGGAAGTTGTCGGTGGAGGAACATCGTCAAAGAACGTTTTAGCGATTAATCACTTAACAGGTGAGATTTACGATTCAGGGGGGCAAGGTGGTTCGACCATGGCATTTACACACGAGGAAGGTACGGGTATACATGCGAACGTCAGTATTGGTCCATCTGCTTGGGCAGGACCTACCGGTGAATCAAACCTTACCATAAACACGTACGGGTCTAACGTACTCACGGTTACCGGTAACGTCTCGGCCACTAATATTACAATAGGTGGATTAAACGTCGCCGCGTCACCGTTCAATTTGGATGATGTTGCGAGTGCGGGTGTGGGTGCAAATGTTACATCAAACGTTATACAGTTTACAGGGCCACACGCTTCGTACGGTGATAATAACTTTACGACGTCAAAAAGTATTAGTATTGGATCAAATGTAAATGTAACTGGTAACATATTCGTAGGTGTAGATACAACAATAACAGGTAACGTTACGTCACAAAACCTCCAGCTTACAAACACACAAATTGCCTCTTCGTTTACAACAGGAACAGGTACACTCACGATAGATTGTAAAAACAAAAGTTACGGTACAGCTCCACTCACGTCTATAGACGCAGACGTCGCCGAACTTTCTATATCAGATTTACCAAGCGGGGGTCAGGTCGTTGTACCACTCTTAGCATCGGGATCAGATAGAAAAGTCTTAAAAACGATAACATCTGGTATCGATTTTATAGCATTTACGACCGATGTTTCCATAGCCCAGAACGGTCATGGTCTTTTGACCGTATCCAAAATTGGCGCACCCAGTGCGGAAAAAATATACATGAACGCGATCGCGTTTACAGCAGCGTAATTCGTTTTTATAGAATCTTTCATATTATACATGGGCTTAAAAATAAAAAACCTTAGTATAATATAAAATATGTCTGGAGGTATTGCTCAACTCGTTGCAATCGGTGCCCAAGATGCGCACCTCGTCGGTCAACCCGAAGTTTCCTTTTTTAGGTCTAACTATAAACGTCACACAAACTTTGCCCAAACTGTCGAAAGACAAACTATCCAGGGCAACCCAGTCGCTAATGGTATGTCTACCATCAGGTTCGAGCGTAAAGGTGATATGCTCGGCTACGTCTACATTTCACCAAGGGCTGGTACTTCTACAGCATCTGGAGCTTGGTGGAAATCCATTTCAAAAGTTGAACTTTTGATCGGTGGTCAAGTCATCGACACACAAGATGCTGCATTCTCCCAATACGTCGCCCCATGGGCCCTTTCGCAAGGTAGTACCAAAGCAGGTGGTCTTATTTCTTCTGCCGAAACACCGTCCCGAGGGTTTTACCCACTCAGGTTTTCGTTTTGCGAAAACGCCCAATCTGCGATCCCATTGGTCGCGCTCCAATACCACGATGTTGAATTAAGAATTACGTGGGGCGAAACTGTAGTTGCTAACCCAGAAGTATACACCCAGTTCATCCACCTCGATACAGATGAACGCACGGTTTTATCGTCTACACCACAAAACATGCTCATCACACAAACAACTTCTATTGTCGCATCCAACAGTAAGGTTCAAGAACTCCCGTTGAACCATCCAGTTAAGTTTATTGCCGGTACTCAGGTGGACTCTAATGGTAAAATAGCTACTTTAAATTGCGTCTCCTCTGGTTCTATCAAACTCCAAATTAACGGTACGGACGTTTCTGACTTTAAGGTCGCCAAACCACACTTTACACAAGCCCCAGTTTATTTCCACTGTCCAAACTCGAATGTCGATGACGACGCAGATAATAAATTTTTACAACCATTCTGTATTGACACGGCCAAAATCCAACCAACAGGTACACTCAACTTTAGTAGACTCGATTCTGCGAGATTTATTCAAGATACTAACACCTTCACGGGTAATATGTATGCCGTTGGTTACAATATCCTCCGTATCGAAAACGGTATGGGTGGTTTGATGTACTCGAACTAATTTAATTTAGCCACTTATTATAAATGTTCTGGCAATTAGTTTTTTTACTAGCTTTCATTTTTATTATAACTTACGATCCTAAATCCGGAACTTTGAATCATCTCATTAACTCTAAACACGAAGAACCCGTACAAAATGCGGAGTGTAAAGATGGACATTACCAGGAGATTCAATTTGCTCAAATGGGATACGAGTGTCCAAAAGAAGACGGTGTACACATGGGTGCGATTATACGAACTTAAAAACATGAGTTTCTATTTTACTATAAAATGTTTACATTCGACCGTGAAACCGCCATAATTGTTGCTATCATAATGTGTATAGCAGCATCTATTTATATGTATAAAGAGCTTAAAACGACCAGGGAAGAAATGGAAAGTGTTAAAGGAATGAATGGAAAAATATCTTCATTTTTGTCCCAAATAACACCCGTTAGAGTCCCAGGACCAGTGCAAAAAATTGAACAAAAAGATACACCAAAAGAAACCCAAGTTGATGAAGACAGTGAAGAAAATCAAGATAGCGAAGAAGAATCTTCAGAATAATCATCTCGCTCAATTATAACTTGCAATCGCGCAATGAAAAAATATAAAGCTATAGCCATTCCCGTAATGTTTACGGGTTCTAAACCAAAGTTCCTGACTGTCCGAGACCGACGATTCAAAGATTGGATTTTCGTCACCGGAGGGTGTAGAAGAAAAGAAATACCTAATCCTATTAGATGTGCCTTACGAGAATTAGACGAAGAAACGAGAGGTGTTGTCAATCTAAAGAAAGGCGAATATACAGACTTCAAGTTTGTAGTAAAAGAAAGTCCGGGTGTAGATTTAGAATATAACGTCTTCATATTTTTCGTAAATTATACGCAACAGGAACAAAATGATCTCGTTAAGAAGTTTAACGATGAAAAACAAAAAACAAATTTAAAAAAAATACAAAAATTACCCATTAAAAGGACCCATGATGAAAATGATTTTATGAATTTTGAAACCTTATCGGAATTTAACACGAAAAAACAGTGGGATCGTATAGTTAAAAATGTACTCAATAACCCAGAATTTTACGCGTGTGTAACTTCTGTTAATAGAAAAACCTTCTCTATTAAATAATGAAGTCCAAGGCTTATATACTATCTCAAATACAGGAATTACTCGTCGAAAGACATGGATACACACAGGATAAAGCAGAAAGGTACGCAGAATTACACAAAGACGATAAAGTTTACGAACTTCTCGTTTTGAAAAAATCTTTATCAGAACAGGAACAATATCCAGAAATATCGTTTAGAAAAACACTTTGGCGACATCACTACGATAGTGAATGAATATAAAAAAATAAAACCAATACTTTATAAGTATATACCATGTTTAAACAATGGTGTAGAGAACAGGGGTTCTTAAACAACTCCAATGTATCACATGTGCTCATGGATGGGGGTATCCTTTCCGTGCCATTTGATAGATTGAATGATTTTTATGAAAAATGTGTAGAAGTCTATACTTTAGGAGAGAAGATTTTTGTTGTTGAACAAAAAACTGAAAATTATAACTTCTTTATAGATCTCGATTATAAAGATGAAACTGAATTAACTCTTAATCAAGTAGAAAGTATATGTAAAATTATTTGTGATAAAGTTGGTAAATTTGAAGGTGCCGGACAGGCTTTAATATCTATAGCAGAACCGAAAAAGGTTTCGAATAAATTAATAAAAACAGGTGTTCATATAAACTGGGAAGGTTTTACAGTGAATAGATCTTCAGCAATAGCTATAAGGGAACATGTTATAGATACTCTAAAATTAGTGTATGGTTCAGTAAATTGGGAAGACGTCGTTGATTCTGCCGTATACGGTAGTTCAGATAGAAAAACAAAAGGAAGTGGTTTTCGTATGCCTTTTTCGTATAAACGTGCTAAACACGAAGAGTGTTCTGGTCAGGGGTGTAAAGAATGTAATAATACAGGTAAAGTTATCCAGGGTGAATACTTACCCTATTTCATTTATAAAGGTAACAAAGGTCCTTTCACGCTACTCGAAACTATATTACCACACCCAGATGTTAATCTTCTACACATGGCAACGATACGTAGTCAAAGTACAAAACCAAATATTATAGAAGGAAAAACAACGTTTCAATCAAATGAAGGTTCATCTTTTACACAAATGGAAATAAAAAATGAATTCAAAGACCAAGAGGTTATATGTCTTTTACAAAACTTTATAAACAAACACCTCGAAGGTCAGAAAACTTCGCGTATCACAAAAATGTTTGAATCTAATAATCAGTTTCTAGTATCAACCAACTCTTTTTATTGTGAAAATAAAAAATGTAACCATAATTCTAATCATGTATGGTTTCATATACTAGGAGAAACAATCGCACAAAAGTGTTTTTCTACTACTGATATTATGAGACATTATGGGTTTTGTAAAGATTTTACAGGTAAAAGACATCAATTACCACCTAAAATTGTAGATATTTTATACAAAGACGGTACAGTTAAGAAATATGTATCACCTAATAAATCTTTTTTCAAAAAGAAAAGTGATGATGAAAATAATAATACAATAGATCGTACCATAAATACTGCACTTCTAGAGTTTATAAATAAACATATGGTAAAAAATGACGCTACATTTAATGTAACAAGTATAAAATTAAATAAAACTAAATCTAAATCTAAATCTAAAGACTATTTAGTAAACACAACGTATACGTGTAGTGAATGTAACACTAACAATACAGATTTTAAAATAATAAAAAATAGAATTCAACAAGTTTGTAAATGTACAACTCGCGAACATTTTCTTCCGGAAAAAATAGTATATAAATTATAGATACGCAATGATAGCTATAGTAGTTCTAGCTATTGTAATATACTTTGCATCGTCTTTAATTAATAGAGATACCGATAACATTATCATATCAGAAATAAATAATCTCGTACGACAATCTTACAAATACTCAGGCTTAAATAAAGATATACACAGCGAATTCGTTGAAAATATCAAATTAGCACTCGAACACAGGACAAATACCGAATTATCAAGAAAATATTTAAACAGGGCACTAGAAAATTTAAATGAAATATCGCTCAGTTCTATGTCAGGTGATACGGACGAATTAGAAGATATAGATACTATTATTAGTGATTTAAGAACGTATTTTGAGTATTTATATAACGTTATAGAACAGCGTGAAAGTGAGTAAAATAGTTAAAGGAAATGTCTGTATAATAATTAATACTATGGTTGTAAAAACAAGAACAAGATCCGGGAGAGTTTCTAAAGCACCAGAACGATTAGAATTATTTGAAGACGTTGAAGACGATTTTAAGGACGACGAATACGATTCAGATGAAGATTTATTACAGACAGACGATGAAGATTTTTGTACAGACGACGAAGATAATGACGATGAATACGAAACCGATCCAGATGAAGATGAAAATGGAAACTTGAAAGGGTTTGTTGTTGACGATACAGACGAAGATGAAGAATATTCGGATGATGAAGAAGAAGAAGATGAGTAATAATGAGCTTAAAAAAATAGATACTTTTTTTATATATGGAAGCTGAAGTTGGTACACCTATTGAGTATAACCCAGACGAATTCATGAATAAAAACAGTGATGAATTAGAAGAACGTAATGATGAACATAATCATAACGAAACCTATTATGACCACGTACAACCACCACCTGTATATTATAACCACCCTCCTTTACAAATGCAGGAAAAAAACGACATTTTTTCAAATCTAGATAAAACAGGGTATGTTATTATTTTTGTAGCATTCTTATTAGGATTTTTCATGGGAAAAACTATGCAACCAGTTATTCTTCGACCGGGATAGGTTTACCACTTACCCAGTCGTATTGAGATTGAGTTTGTTGACCTTTGAATGTACCTATATTACCAGTTTTAGGTTCAGTAAAATACGCTCGACTTACAACCAAGGGATCTTTAATAATATCCTGAACTACATCGGATGCAGTAACATTTTTTTCTTCCGTTTTATTTTTTACGTTATAGTACAATTTTAAAAATAAGACGATTATTGCGAGAACAATAAGAATGGTGATTATGTTTAATATAATACTCAACATACTTACATTTAAATAACAAAATTAATTTACGCCGCCTCCTCCGGGTCTACATTTTCCATATTTTTAGACGTCACTTCCTCTTCTTCATCTTTACCATCGTCTTCCTTAATCTGCGCCTGTTCCGAAAGTTCAACTTGAGCTTTCTTAGCTTCTTCCTCCATTTTCAAATTTTCGGCTTTAGCCTTTTCATCGTCAAACTTTTGCATAGCTTCCACGGAATTGAATCCTCTTTCTTTAGCCTCATTTTCCAACGCTTCCTTCGCATCAGCTTCACGTTTTTCAGTTCGTTCCCTGATTTCCTGAGCAACAATCTCATCTGCTTCCTTAACGAGATCTTCCATATCGGCATCAGGTTTTTCCTTTTGGAGACGTTCCAATACTTCACCGGGGTGGCTGATTGGAGGTTCATCAGGTTTCGTATAAAACTTCGAGTTTTCGTCACCGCTCTTGAAATACGTATCGGAACCTGGTGCTTTAACAGCCATCATATCTCTCTTACGTTCAGAAAACATAGCGGCGGCTTGTGCCTGGTTTTCCCTATATCCCGACATCAATTCCTCGAGCTTTTCGTCAGCGTAATGCGCTTCTTCGATTTGAACCGGATCGGGTGGAATTAATAACCATTTGTACATATCGACAACGTAAATGTCAAAAGTCGCATCTTCTTTTTGGAGACGTTTCGCATGAGATGCAGCTTCGTCCCTGGAATTAAATGCGCCCCTAATTTTAATTCCAAACTTATCGTTTTTTTGTGGTGCCTCTGGTCCTACTACAGAAAGACACGCGTATAATTGTCCGGGTACGGTCGTATAATCTTGTTCAAGAGTTGTCATTGTTTTATATGTTTATGTAGTATCTTTTTTTTAAGCTCTTTTTTAACTTAGGCTTATACAACATCACTCTTATTTTAATAAATAAAATTTGTATGTTTATATAAATGCGAATTCATATTATAGGTTCAGGTCCAACTGGTATGTCAGTCGCGTGGGAAATACTTAAATCAACAGACCACGAAGTTATCATATACGATCGTAAAAAATCAGCGGGTGGTTCTTGGTGGGAACCTTCCGGAGATAAAAGGGATTTACACGCACACCGAATTCTTTTTGGTAATGCATTTGTAAACACAAATAGTTTATTTGAAGAAATGGGTATTAAATGGGACGATATGTTTCAACCGGCGGATACGCGCGTGTACAGAACAACCCTGAAAAATCTCAGACCATTGGATTATTTAACTCTAACATCACTCGCAATACGTGTTTTAGCACAACCTTCAAAATACAAGAGTATAAGTCTCAGTGATGCAATTGGAAAGTTATCCAAATCGGGTAAAAACTTAATAGAAACTTTACCGTTAATTATGGACGGTGTTAATTGGGAAACTATGTCAGCGTTTGAGTTTGTAAAAAGTTTTGATAACGTGGGTATGTCTAAACAATACGTTCAAAAAGTTTCGGGTAAAGTCATGTCTGATAAAATGCAAAAAGCACTCGTAGATAAAGGTGCTAAATTTATGTTCGAAAGTGAAGTTGAAAAAGTGTATTACGAAAAAGATGGGTACGAAGCTGTTTTTACAAACAATACAATAATAAAAGATGGTCTCCTTGTTTTATGTATAGACAATAGTAAAGCGTTACAACTTGTAGATGACAATTGGGGTAAAGATGCTCTTAAAAAAATTGGACCAAGTACGTACGGGTGTATTAACATTTTATTATATTACGACGAACCAATTCGTTTACCTAAAAGTGATTTAGAATATGCTATGGAAACAGAGTTTAATTTACAACCCGTAGTTCTCAGTGACAATAAAACAGTTTCGTGTGTTATATGTAATCTCACTAAAAAAGTTTTATCGACCGACCCAGAAACACTTAAAAGTGAAGTTATAAAACAATTACGTATTAAAAAACCAGCGGATATTCGTATAGGGTGGGGTGCATATTGGAAAAATGAAAAGTGGGAATTTGAACAATCGTCGGGTGTTTTGAGTCTGTATGGACAGGTTCCATTTTACGGTACATCTTCTAAAGTTGCATTGTGTGGTATGATGTCCAAAAGAAAAACACCTTACTCAAGTATCGAAGCCGCTATAGAAGTCGGAAGATCTTTTTGTAACGAAACGTTTGAAACGAGAAAACCTTTACGCCCCGTTTTAATAACACAAGTTTTTATGATTATTATAATTTTATCGTTCATACTCAAGTATATTAGAAGAAGAAGAGAAATGTAGAGCCTAAGTAGGCATATTATCTATATAAAATTAATAAAATGATACAAAACGGAAAAGGAGGTGAAAAAACTAACAAGTGGGGGAAGGTCTTTGAACATGAAACATCCGATTTCGAAAATGGTGAACTTATTTTGATTCATGGAGATGATTACGTGTATATAGACCAGGGAAAATCTATTACATATCTCGAACAGTTTAAGGGAGAAAAAGAATATATAAAAAAATTGAAACCCGACGGAATGTTTCGTCGTTTATATGACAATTATATCCATATTATTGAAAAAAAGCATCAGCTAGGTTTCGGTAGTACAGATGAAAAAATTGGACTTGGATATCATAAGCTCAAACAGTACTCAAAAAGGTATCCAAATGCAAATTTTAGATTTTCGTATATGTTAAACGAATGTTTTTGGAACTCTCCGAGATATGAAGACACGTATGAAATTATGTCCGATGAAGGTATTGGGTGTTTCTACGTGAGAGGTGAAAACGCGGCTATGCGTAAAACAACACTCACGAACAAGGGGAAGAAAAAAATTGTTTACTTTCCTGCTAAATATAGGACTGATTGGGGTCCTATTTTTGAACATATCCATGCACGAGCACCTCCATTGTTATAGACGAAGGGTCTTTACTATTTATTGCACGTCTCGCGGGAATATCGTCTATCTTATACTCTTTAAAACTACTGGTTACGAGATCGACTTTTGCATTTGACATTACAAAATCAACTTTAGAACTTTTTAATAATTTAAATAAATCTTTATGATCATCCATTATAAATCCATCCTTCGTATACCCTACAAAACTTGTAACACTTTCAGGTGCATAAGGTGGGTCCGCGTATATAAAATCACCATCGTTTACGGTTTGTGAGAACGCGACCCTAAAATCACACCATTTGAAAACTACATTTTTTATAAGGTCTTGTATTTTTACTAACTCGTCTAAGGATACCACTAACGGCGTCGTTTTATAGTGTCCATACGGTACGTTAAACCCGTTCGGTCCTTCCCTATACACACCCCTAAAACACGTCTTGTTTAGAAAAATTAATGTCGCGGCGTGTGTAGATGTCGTAGGTATCAATTCATTATACTTTTTACGTATCCAATAATAGTAACTTTCCTTCGATGTAAGACCGTCCTCTTCATTTTCAGGTTTACGGTTTATATCTGTACCTGTTCGCGTATCGTACGTGGTAAAGAGCTCGAGTAAATGGTCGTGTACATCTCTAGGATTCTCTTGAATCTGTCTATACATGTTAATTAATTTTTGGTTTTTATCGTACGCGTATACTTTACCTTTTACGGTAATGTTTCGACTTTCGAGTATTCCAAAAAGAACGCTTCCACCACCCACGAATAGTTCGTGATAATTTTCTATTTCCCTTGGAAAAGTTTCCAAAACTTTATCGAGAATTTGTGTCTTACCACCGACCCATTTAATAATAGGTTTCATTTATATTAATTATAATCTTCTTTTTAACCTAAGTTAAAGTCATTTTAAAAGTAAAATCAAAACAATAACAAAAATGGTACCTGAATCTTACATTAAAAAGAACGAAGAAATAAACGCGGTTCGCGAATTAGAAGAACCTTTAAACAGGGATGTGGTCGACCACGTTCTACAATTTGTAAATCCTTACATATCACTCAGTGATACGAGTGAAGAAGATCATGTTAAATATTGGTTTAAATTAGGTCGAGAGACTAATAATTTACGATTATGGTGTTTTGCGTGTACGAAAATAATGGAAAAATCGTTTGGTACATCGCATAAAAATAACACCGAATTAAAAAGAATGGGTTATTCGGCCTTCGATTTGTTAAAATGTTATTTGGAAGACTATATGGTAAAAAACCTAAAAAACTGGGATGAAATTGAAACGTATGAAAAAGTTGGTAAAAAGGATTACATCGATATGTTTTATGCTGGTAATAACGATGATTTTTATAAAAATGTATCAGAATATATGATTTTTAAGAGACCGTATCGTAAATTTATTACCAAAAATGAACAGGAATACATGTTATGTTTTAACGAAAGGTTAACTGAATATTTAAATTTCGTGGAGAATAACATACTTCAAAATAACAGTATATTACACATTGGTAAATATGGTAATTCGGAGTTAATAAAAAGTATCAAGCGTTTACGAACAAATAACGAAAAGTTTATGGTTACTGTCCAAAATATCAATATTGGTATCGACAAAAGAGAAAAAAATTAAATCTTATACCTTAATAACTCCATTTTAAAAATGTTTAAAGTTTTACACTGTATTAAAAGAAATATGGAATTAAGTTACACTCTAGTAAACAACGGGGTTTACAATGTATATGTGATTTCAAACGACGAATATATAGGACCAGCGATTGCGCGAGGACATGAATGGGATAGGTTTATGCGACGCGATGTACGTATGCTGCATAAACCTGGTACAGATATCATTGACATTGGGGCAAATATTGGTTATAACACTTTACTATTTTCAGATTATGGTCCTGTGCTATCCTTTGAACCATTGTATCATGAATTAGTCGAACTAAATGTCAAGAATAACTCTTTGAGATACCCGGTTCAAGTTATTCCATGTGCCCTCTCAGACGAAAAATCTTTTACAAAAATTCATATACCATCTCATGGATGTCAATCTAATGTACTGATAAACTACGGTGGAACTAGTTTTCATCACCAAGATGACTTGAGAGGTGAAGGTGTAAATGTCAATTGCGAAAGACTAGATGATATCTATACGGGTGTTCCTTCGTTTATTAAAATTGATGTTGAAGGTCACGAGTTACAGGTTTTGAAGGGTGCGTCTGAAACTATTAAGAAGCATAAACCTTCGATTCTTATTGAAATACACAATTTCTCTGAAGACTCAGAGATACATCAGTATCTAAAATCAATGGGATACGGTGACCCCGAAAAGAGACCAGAAGCTATGTTTGTTTACAGAACATTCATTTAGATACCGAAGGGTCAAGTGTAATGTTTATGGATATACACCCGTTTAATCACTTAAAAAAGAAAACCCATTATAGATAAATGGAGGAGATACGTAAGTACCATAACGAGTCTAAGCGTCTCCTCATCCAATCGGCTACCCGCGAAGGCGACAGTATTTTGGATGTAGGATGTGGATTCGGTGGTGATCTCCAAAAGTGGAAACACGCCGGGGCTAATATAAGCATGTGTGAACCAAACCCAGAATCACTTAAGGAGGCTAAGTCGCGCGCAAAGAATATGAAAATACGTGTCAATTTTTACGAAGGTGATATATTTGCGTGTCCACAAAGGAAATACGACGTCGTATGTTATAACTTTGCGTTACACTATATATTCGAATCACCCAAATTATTCGAGACGTCTTTATTAGCAATTAAGAATAGACTTAAACCCGGGGGTCAATTCATAGGGATCATACCGAATTCCGATAAGATTATCATGAATACGCCCGTAAAAGATGAGTTGGGAAACTACTTTCTAATGAAACATACGAGTTCGGGGAACTTTGGGGAAAAGTTATACGTCCATTTAGCGGATACGCCGTATTATGCCGATGGACCAAAAGTCGAACCTATCGCACATAAAGATATGTTATTCACGCGAATGGAAAATTTGGGGTTTACTTTAACACTATGGGAAGATCTTAAAGGGAACCCGGTTTCGGATTTGTATAGTAAATTTAGGTTTGTGTATAAGAAATGATTAGTTATTATTATTATTGACATTAGTACGTCTACTCTGAGCGGCGTTACCCGCCTTTTTTCTTATCGTTTTTGGCGTGTTTGGTGTGTTTGGTTTGTTATTTATTTTCGTATTGTTTAGTTTTTTCGCGAGAGTGTTCGGTGTGTTCGGTTTGTTTGATTTTACAAACTTGACGAAATTTAAGTTTCTTCTAAATAATGGTTGTCGTGTAAACGGATTTACAACGATATTTGTGTTTGGACTAAGACTGTATAAAGTGTTAATATTAGTGATATTAGTTTTATTATTTTTCGTTTTTATCCAGTTTAGAAG